TCCACGGTGAAGTGCTCGGGGTGCTGCATCTCAAGATAACTGAGATGGCTGATGATCTGCAACCCGACGGACAGGACTTGTTCGTCCTCGCCTATAGAGTCTGAGCGGATGGTAATTTTGTCGCCCTCTTGGATGAGGGTGATGTTCACTACTGTGGTCATCGCTTAGGTTCAAATATTTCGTATCTGCCACATGAGCGACACACCCAGCGGATTCGCCCGGAGGTCAGTTCACTTTTGTCGATTACACCACCGCAAGGGCACATAGTCACATCCTGTCAGTCCAAAATGGTGGAAGTAGGAAACCGTTCGGCAATACCATGCCTAAGTCCACCGAAGTGAACCTAGGCGCATTCCAAATATGGAGCCAAGTGAGGTTTCCCTATTCGGATGGGAGTCTAGGCAACTGCTCCCACTTCCAGACTTTCCGCTGATGCCAGCGTCTGCAACGGCTCTGGAACCAACATCTCCGCTGCGGCCTAAGCTACAGGTTCCCCATTGGCGACCTACCCCTGCGCCTGCATCTTCTGTGCGCGTCTCGCCTCAAGCCAGAACGTAGTAGGGTGGTGCAGACCGGCCTACATCGCACTGCGGGGCATCCACCCCTGCGACTTCCTCCGGTTACCCCGTGCCACCCAGAACCCGATAGACTCTTGAAGCAGAGTTGGCGTGAGACAAACAAAAAGCCCTTGTCTGCTGCACCGGGTAGCACCCCCCAGGAACTCCCAGGGGCCGATGCATGAGACAAGGGCCTTACGTTGTGTGCTACGACAACGGTCGGAACTATAGGTCAGTCCTTAGCGTTTGTCAAGCGTAAAAAAGCCCGCCGAAGCGGGCAGCGGCCCTCATGGATTCAGTAAAAGTTCCAGGGCGTTGCGCCCGATGGGGCTGCCTTTGTACTCAATAGCCCAGTGGACCGGCTCTAGTTCTTCGTCGTCTTTGAAGATGGTCCCTGCACTAGACCATCCGTCAATCATCGCAAAGTAGATCGTGTCCACCAGAAAACCTCTGTACTCTGGGCAGTGGTTGTGGTCGATTTCCTCTGAAACCTCGGGGGTCACGCGGGGCAGGATGCTGGTTCTCCACCCTCCGTCGTGCCAATCCACCGGGGCAGAGACCATGGGGTAGTGTGAGTCATTGACTCTGAGAGTAAACATAGGTCAGTCCTCTGCTTTCAGTTTTGCTTGTTCTATCTGTGCCTCGGTCAGTCCTCGGCTTAGTAGGCCAGCTATAGCCATAAGGTCCACCATATGCTGATGGTCTCGGGCTCTGCTGGCGCGGCGGTAGCACTCGGCTAGGATGTCAATGGTCATGTCGGCCACGGGACTAGCCGCCAGTGCGTTGAGGGGTCGGTTTCCGAAAGCTGCGCCACATCTGCCAGCGCGGGCTGCGGCGGGCTGTTCAGGTCCACAAATGGAACGTGATACATGGTCCACTGAAACTGTGGCTTGGTCAGTTTTGCCTTCTCCCAAACCATGTTGGCGTACTCACGCCGGTAAAAGGCGCACATAAAAACCTTTTGGTCTTTGTGGTGGGCTTCCAATATCCAAACAAGCGACGGGTATTCCATAGGTCAGTCCTTCAAAGACGCCAAAATTTCACGCTCCAACGCCGCAGTGGCAGGGGAGGTGCCCAAGCGAACGGTTCCGCCGGGAATGTCCCTGTGGTCCCACTGGCAGGGATCGCACTTCACCCATACTGCGCCAAGTCGGTCCACCTCCAGCGCAAATGCGCCGGGGTAGATTTCCTGTGCGCGGCTCAAGAATTCCACGTTTTGAACGTACATAGGTCAGTCCTCCAAAAGGGCTAAGGCATCGGCTAGGGCGAGTTGATGGTCTGGGTCTAGGTCATCGTCGATCTGCTCCAGTGCCCAGCGCAGTGCGGCTTCCAGGCGCTCCACATGGGCACGGGTGAGCACGTAGGGGCTGCGGCGTTCCCATCGTTCGTCGGCCAGTTCTGAGGGGGTCATGGGCCGGTTAGGATCAAGGCAGGGGATGTCAGGCATAGGTCAGTCCTCCAATTCCACCCAGACATTGGACTCCGGCTCGTACCAGTCCACCGCCGTGAAGTCGCCGTGATGAACCTTCACTTCACCGTCGCGGGTCCACTCCACATCGTCAATCCGAAAATTGAACCGTGGGTTTGAGAATGCCATCGTCATTCCGGGCATGAGGCACCGGGCTTGCATAACTTTCAGCATAGGTCAGTCCTTTGAATCTGCAGGGCAAAACATGCCCCCATAAGCCCCCAGCGGGGCCTATAGGTGCCGGTCATTCCTCGATCAGGGCTTTGCGGGCGATCTCGTCGCACTCGTCGGCGTCGAGGTCGCCGCCGAACGCGGACTCAATGTTGTGACCCAGCGTCTCAATGGTCCAACCTCCGCAGGCGCGGATGCAGGCCTGAGCGTGTTCCAGAGCCTCGCCTCGCAACGCTACCAAGTCAGCATCGCTGGATTCCAGCATGGCCATGCTGCTGGCGCCGTGCATTGCCTGCGCCAAAGGGGATTGCAAAACGCCGGGGTATTTGGCGGCGACAAGGGCGCGAACTTGATCAGCGGTCATGATTGCCTTCCAGCGCGCAGGGCGCGCAGCAGTGTCAGATGATCCCCAGCAGCGCCAGGATAAGCGCCACCAGGGAAACGATGAGGAGGGCTCGGTCTTCAGTGGTCACAGCGTCACCCGATCCGCCAATGCGTCGGAAATCTGCCCGGAGCGCTGCAGATAGTCCACGAACGCAACAAACGCGCTACGGGTGATGGCATTGTGAAAATTTTGGGGCTTTGATAGCCGGCCAGCGCGGCGGGCGTCAGTCCTCAGCCCGGGATGGCAGCGCCAAAATTCTGCGCGGATTTGTTTCTGGTTTGTCATGGTTTGCCCCTTACGCGTTGCAGCATCCGCAGCATGGTGCGTCTTCGCACAATCCGCGACGGTTCCGGTAGTACTCTTTCCCCGTGGAGGATCGCCAGATATCGGAAACCCCACGGTCTATAGACTGGCGCAGATATCTCCCCGCATGCGCTGCAGCATCGGGGTCCGCATCCGCTAGTTCAGGGTCCAGGGTCCGGGCTAAGGCTAGGTCCGGGTCAATCGCCGGGATCAAGTCCGAGAGGTAAGCCCTGCCCTTCCCAGCGTATACGATCAAGTCTCCAGGGCGGATGGGCGCACCAGTGCGGGCGCACTTCCCCGGGTAACGGGCTTGCATGGTCTTCATTGGTCATTCTCCTGATATTGATAAACGTCAACGAGCCGGATACCGGGCCCGTACTTTTTCTCCATGATGGGCGTGATCTCTGCTACAGCATCATCCGCAGTCTCTTCGCCAGATGTCTTCCCTAATCGTTCCCAGATACCGAAAGCGTTTTTCGGTGCTATTTCAAAGCATACAAACCAAGGCATGGTCAACCCCTTACGCTGCAAGCTTGATATCAATCACCCGCTTACGGGTTCCATGTGCAGGAAACCCGACGATCACATCTCGTTGACGCTGGCACAACTGACAGGTGGCGCATGACACATCATCGCGCTGGGTAGCAGGACAAACCACAACGCGCCGGCCCTTAGGGGTGACAGTGTTCGTCGATTGTGTGGAGGGTAAAACCACCACCACCGGGCCGGCCCCGGTATCGGCAAGGGTGTCAGCATCCTGCAGGTCGTTAGCTGACAGGTTGACCGTAAAGCCCCATGCATTCGCATGCCTGATCCACTGCAGGGAGTCAGCGTCGCGATAGTGCGAATAAGTGAAACCTCTCTTGCCAATATTGGCATGCACCAGTTGACCCAGCGCAACAGGGTCGACAGTGCGGCCATTTCCAGGGAGATCACCCGCTTGGTTGTGTCTCCACAATTGCCCATCGGGCAGGGTTGCGATAGTCGAGACAAACCCGTTCCAATCGGTTCCACGGGTGCCAGATGAAACCGCATGCCAATGCAGGGCAAGGGGTCCACTGTCGGCGTAGCATGCTGCGCGCATCGCGCAGTCTACGGGGCATGTTGCACGGGAAGTAGTGCTCACGGGTATCGGTCCGGTTTTCACGTTGGAAGATTTGAGGGACAGATGGGCAGAATACATTGTGTGTTTCTCCTGATTGATTCGATGCTCTGGCGCATCCCATAGGGGCCGAAAGCCCCTAGCGGATAGGTCAGCGTTGATAGCCGTCGCCAGCGATACAAACAGCATCCGCCGGCAGTGTGAGAACGACAGCGAAGCCGCGCGTTTCATCGAAGCCCGCGCGGCCTGCAGCGTCAAGGGCTTGCCATGACGCATCCGCATAGAACCATTCGGCGGTCTTTGGGTCGCTGGCTTCGACGATAAGGAAAGCTTTCATGAGGGTTCTCCGGGTTGCGTGCTATCTGTCAGCACGGGAGCAATCCTACCAGTCAGCACAAAGGGTGCAACACAATTGTTCCAATCGGATCAGGTGAGCCGATAGGCTTTGCCAATGGCACCAAGGCAACAGCCCGGAGGGGATCGCGCCCGCAACGAACGAAGTGAGTAGCAGTTCTGCCGCTGTTCCCCTATACTGTATAGAACCCCAGTACCAAGTCTCCCTATGAAGCTAAGCAGGAAAGCACTAGAGAAAGCAGCAAAGGAAACACCCATCGAGCACATCTTGGGTAGACAAGTCTCCAGTGCACTCACACCAAAGCAAAGACGTTTCGCTCATGAGGTGGCAAAGGGAGCCACTAAAGCTGACGCATACAGAGCAGCGTATGACGTCACCAGTAAATACACCATGGCCAGCAAACCATACGAGCTCATGAGGGACGAGAGGATACAGAGAGAGATCGACGCCTATGCCCTGGCCATTGAGGCGGAGAAACATCGTACTCCCGCAGCCCTTCGCTCTTTAGTTATACAAGGGTTAGTACAAGTAGCCCTTGATGCCGACACAAAAGACTCCGTTAAGGTGCAAGCATTGAAAACCCTCGGCACAGTAACAGAGGTGGCCGCATTTACTGAGCGTAAAGAAGTTCGCAGTATTACCAGCAGTGACGATGCACGCGCCCGAGTAATGGCGGAACTACGCGGGCTATTAACTGCACAAGCCAGCGATGCCACAGTTATCGAGGCGGACGCGGATTCACTGCTGCGGGAACTAGCGGGCGTTAATATTAACGGAGAGCCTGCCATTAATATTAACGGGGACGACGACGGAGACGCGCCCATTAATATTAACGCTGACGACAGCGGGAGCGAGAGCGAGGAGCCGGACGGCGCGACCCCACCCACCGGGCACCCCACCGATGGCGCAGCAGGAGTCCCGCGTCCTTAAACATACTATTCCACACGAACCATCCCATGTTCCACACTAACGACCCCATGTCCCGATGGGTTCCGATCTGGCAACACCCCCCGGTAGCTTGCCAAACAAAAAGTGGTGGGGGGTACCAAAAAAATTTTGGCACTGTAAATATTAACGACACGAAAGTAATTGTTTAAGAAACGCAGCTAAGTCTATGATTTGTAACGGTTTTTTGCTTGCTGGCATGTAGCGTACAAATTTGTACGTAGTGCGCCGTTAAAATTAACGATGTGGAAGTAATGGTTGCAGAGAGTGCGCTAAGTTGTTGATTTGTAATGGAAAAGTCTAAGAAGTGGCACACAAAGAAAGTTTTGCAGAGTCCGTTGCGCAAGGTGTACGGGTCTAAGGAAGAGACGTTGGAGATGGGGATGACAGAGGCTCAGAAGGAAGTGTTTTTGGCTATAGATGTGTGGTGGGAGCGGTTTGGATACGGGCCGAGTCTCAGGAATATTTGTGAGTTGAGGGGTAAGCCTGGGCTTGGCTCAACCAAAAAAATTGTTGACCGGCTTGTGAAGTTGGGGGCGTTGAAGAGGGTTGAGGGGATGGGGAGGTCTGTGCGGCCTACTTACATCCACTTCCGCAACATGGAGTAGCAAGATGAAACTGCATGCCGTGCCTGTAAAACTTGCTGAAGCCATTGAGTTTGTGGGCAACTTTCACCGCCACAACAAGCCTCCTGCGGGAGGGCTTTTTTCTGTTGGCGTGTCTGACGGAGACAAGTTGGTTGGTGTGGCTATTGTTTCTAGGCCGGTTGCGCGGTTCATGGATGATGGCGTGACTGCTGAAGTAACGAGATGTTGTGTGCTGGATGATGCGCCCAAGGGGGCGTGTTCTTTTTTGTACGCCCGTTGCTGGCAGGCGGCAAAAGCTCTTGGCTGGCAGAAACTAATTACATACACGCTTCAGTCTGAGTCTGGCGCTTCGCTGCGCGGTGCGGGCTGGAAGACGGTTGCTGAGTTGACGGCAAACAATCCCAAGTCATGGCAGAGCAGGCCGGGGCGGGAATGGCACCCGGTTGTAGGGCAAGCAAAATTTAGGTGGGAGGCTGCGTGAAACTAGACGATCTAGTGGCAAGTCTGACTCCTGCGGATCAGGAGAAGCTGTTACAGCAGGTGCAGGATTACAAGGATGCTGTGGACAGGGAGAGGTGCCAGAAGAGCTTCATGGCCTATGTGAAGAAGATGTGGCCGGGGTTTATTCATGGCCGACATCATGCGGTGATGGCTAAGAAGTTTGAGGAGATTGCGGAAGGTAAGTTAAAGAGGCTGATCATCAACCTTGGCCCTAGACATACGAAGTCGGAGTTTGCTTCGTATCTGCTTCCGAGTTGGTTCCTTGGCCGGTTCCCTGAGAAGAAGGTGATCCAGGCATCGAACACTGCGGATCTGGCTGTGAACTTTGGCCGGAAGGTGCGGAACTTGGTGGGGTCTGAGGAGTACGCGAGGATCTTCCCGGATGTGGCTTTGAGGCAGGACTCTAAGAGTGCAGGCAGATGGGCTACTAATAAGAATGGGGAGTACTTTGCTATCGGTGTAGGCGGCACGATGACGGGTAAGGGTGCTGACCTGCTGATCATTGACGATCCTCACTCGGAACAAGAAGCTGCCCTGGCTGCCGGAAGACCGGAGATTTATGACTCCGTGTTTGAGTGGTACTCATCAGGTCCAAGACAGCGTCTTCAGCCGGGTGGGGCTATTGTTGTTGTGATGACTAGGTGGTCAAAGTCTGACCTAACAGGTAAGATACTCAAGACCGCTGGAGAACTTGGGAAAGAGGATGACTGGGAGGTGATTGAACTCCCGGCCATCATGCCGTCTGGTAAACCTCTGTGGCCTGAGTTTTGGTCGTATGAGGAACTGTCCGCGCTGAGAGATGAGCTGCCCCCGGCCAAGTGGAACGCGCAGTACCAGCAAAATCCCACGGCTGAAGAGGGTGCGATTGTTAAAAGAGAGTGGTGGAAGATCTGGGAGAAGGAGAAAGCACCAAGATGTGAGTTTGTAATCCAGTCCTGGGACACGGCTTTTACTAAGGGTGAGCGCAACGACTTTTCGGCCTGTACTACGTGGGGCGTGTTCCACCTGAACGAAGACGAGAATGATGTGAACATCATCTTGTTGGATGCGTTTCAGAAGCGGATGGAGTTCCCTGAGCTTAAAGAGAAGGCTCACTCACACTACATAGACTGGGAGCCCGATGCGTTTATTGTGGAAGCCAAGGCTGCAGGCGCTCCTTTGATCTTTGAGCTACGGAAGATGGGCATCCCGGTGTCTGAGTACACCCCAAGCAGAGGCAACGACAAGTTTGTCCGCATAAATTCGGTGGCGGATCTGTTCCAGTCGGGTAAAGTGTGGGCTCCAGACACCCGATGGGCTAGAGAACTCATCGAAAACATGGCCGCATTCCCCAACGCACCGCATGACGATGACGTCGATAGTGCTGTTCAGGCACTGATCCGCTTCCGGCAGGGTGGTTTTCTTCGTCTACAGACAGACGAACGTGACGACGAGCGGTCTTTCAAGCGCAAAGTAGCGTTTTACTAAGGATGCGTTTAATGAACATCTCCTCGCGCAAAGAAGCACAACAAGCGGGCAAGACGTATTACTTTACTGGCTTGTTATGCAAGTACGGGCATCTTTGTGAGCGACAGACATCAAATGCCAACTGCGTTCAGTGTTTGAAGGAGTACGCAGTCGCAAACAAAGACAAGCTGCGCGAGAACGTAAGACGGTGCGAACAAAAAAATCTTGACAAAAAACGCTTGCGCATCAATCAATGGTCAAAAAACAACCCGCACAGAAAGAGCAGTAATGAAGCCAGACGCAGGGCTGCAAAGATGCGCAGGACGCCGCAATGGCTAACAGAAGAAGACAGGTGGTTGATTGAGCAAGCCTACGAACTGGCTTTGCTAAGGACGCAAGTTTTCGGTTTCGCATGGCATGTGGATCACATTGTTCCGCTGCAAGGCAAAAAAGTGTCTGGATTGCATGTTCCAAACAACCTTCAGGTAATCCCCGGCGCAGAAAATGCGCGCAAACATTGCAAATACGAGGTTATGTAATGAGCACGAACATTGACCAAGCTCTTATGCCTATGGATATGGGCATGATGGGTGAAGAACCGGCTATTGAGATTGAAATTGAAGACCCCGAAAGCGTCAAAATTGGAATTGACGGGGTCGAAATTGATCTAATGCCAGAACCTGAAACTGCCGAAGATTTTGATGCAAATCTTGCGGAATACATGGACGACGGCGAACTGCAATCGCTGGCATCTGAAATTATTTCCCTGGTAGACGCGGACATTAATAGCCGCAAGGACTGGGCAGAAGCCTACGTCAAGGGCTTGGAAGTCCTGGGGATGAAGTACGAGGAGCGCACCGAGCCGTGGAACGGTTCATGCGGCGTGTACAGCCCACTGCTCACCGAAGCAGCCGTTAGGTTCCAGTCAGAACTCATCACCGAGACGTTCCCTGCTCAGGGTCCGGTCAAGACCAAGATCATCGGTGCCATCGACCGCATGAAAGAGGAAGCCGCAGAACGTGTCCGTGAAGACATGAACAACTGGCTGACCGAGGAGATGGTGGAGTACCGCCCGGAGCACGAGCGGCTGCTGTTCAACCTGGGCTTGGCTGGCTCGGGGTTCAAGAAGATCTACGCTGATCCCAACCTTGAGCGCCCTGCTGCACCGTTTATCCCGGCAGAGGACATGATCATCCCCTACGGGGCCAGCAACATCTACAACGCAGAGCGTGTGACGCACGTCATGCGTAAAACTGAGAACGAGGTAAGGAAACTGCAGGTTGCAGGGTTCTACCGTGATCTTGAGTTGGGTGAACCCTCACGCTTCTTCACCGACGTTGAGAAGAAAAAGGCCGAAGAACAGGGATACACGCTGACTGATGACGACCGTTATCAGTTCCTTGAGGTGCACGTTGACTGGGACCTGAAGGGCTACGAAGATCCTGACGGTATTGCCCGTCCGTATGTGATCACGGTAGAGCGTGGGACGTCCAACGTCATGGCGATTCGTCGTAATTGGAACGAAGACGACGAGAAGAAGCGCAAGCGCCAGCACTTCTCACAGTACACGTATATCCCCGGCTTCGGTCCCTACGGTATCGGCCTGATCAGTCTGGTTGGTGGCTACGCCCGTGCGGGTACGAGCATCATCCGTCAGTTGGTTGACGCGGGCACCCTGAGCAACCTGCCCGGTGGTCTGAAGAGCCGTGGCCTGCGGATCAAGGGTGATGACACCCCTATCGCCCCGGGTGAGTTCCGTGACGTGGACATCCCGTCTGGAACGGTGCGCGACAACATCATGCCGCTGCCGTACAAGGAGCCCAGCCAAGTGCTGGCGGCCCTGCTGGAGCGCATCACGGAAGAAGGACGCAGGCTTGCAGCCATCGCAGACTTGAAGGTCAGCGACATGAGCGCACAGGCCCCGGTAGGCACCACGCTGGCTATCCTTGAGCGCCAACTCAAGACGATGGGAGCGGTCCAGGCTCGTGTACACGACAGCCTGAAAATGGAGTTCAAGCTGCTCAAGGCAGTGATTCGGGACTTCACCCCACCTGACTACGCCTACACGCCCGAGGGCGGGAACCGTAGAGCCAAGCAGTCTGACTACGATCAGGTGGAGATCATCCCGGTCAGCGATCCCAACGCCGCCACGATGGCGCAGCGAATCATGCAGTACCAAGCTGCACTCCAACTCGCACAAGGCGCTCCGCAGATCTACGACCTGCCCCAGTTGCACCGTCAGATGCTGGAGGTGTTGGGCATCAAGAACGCCGAACGGCTGGTGGCCGTGCCTGAGGATCAGAAGCCCCAGGACCCCGTGACGGAGAACATGAACGTGCTGCGGGGTAAACCCGTCAAGGCGTTTGCGTACCAAGATCACGAAGCCCACATGGCAACGCATCAGGCGTTCATGCAGGACCCGAAGGTGATGTCCACGCTGGGCCAGAACCCGATGGCGCAGCAGATGATGGCCGCACTCATGGCGCACATCGCAGAGCATGCTGCGTTTGCATACCGGGCACAGGTCGAGATGGCGCTGGGTGTACCGCTGCCCACGCTGGATGAGTCAGACAACGCGCCCATCGCGCCTGAAGACGAGAAGGCCCTGGCTCCGTTGATTGCCGCCGCTGCACAGCGCACGATGGTCCAGAACCAAGCGATGGCTGCGCAGATGCAGGCTCAGCAGCAGGCAATGGACCCGGCACTGCAGATGCAGCAGGCTGAGTTGCAGTTGAAGCAGGCCGAGATGCAGCGCAAGGCGCAGAACGACCAGATGGACTTCCAAATCGCGCAGCAGAAGCTGCAGCTTGAGGCGCAGCGCTTGCAGCTTGAGGCCCAGAAGAACCAAGGCGAAGACCCCCGGCTGAAGGCCATGAGGGCGCAGCAGGAGTTGCAGCAGAAGGAGCAGA